CGTAAGGTTCTGAAATACGTTGTGCGACACCTGCGTGCAAAGAAAATTTGTTACCGAGCTTAAGTCTAAATCGTTGCGATCCTTCAAAGTACTCAATGTCTGCAAATCCGTCTTCAAGGTATTCAACCTTTGCCATAACTTTGTCTCCGATGTAACGAAAAAAGTGATGTTGGTTAAAAAACTCTCGGCCTTGTTGTCTTTCATATGTAACTTCTCCAAGAAACTCTACGCCGTTACGCTTACCTATATTAGCGTCAGCAGACCAAGATGTTTCTGATCCATCGTAAAACGCGTTAGCTCTGTTTTCGTAACCAAACCTAGCGATCTTACGCACACCCATAGATAAGCTATAGTCAAACGGTGTTGCTATAGTTTCTTGAGTTAAGCCATTAGCAACAGAATATATCGTTTGATCTGACACAGAGTTACCTCCGTTAACAGCGGCATAAAAAGTAGAAAACTTAAAAGCTTTCTTTAGCTCTTGGGCTTGTAGCGTAAAACAACTAAAAGCTAGTATTAGTAAAAATATTTTTTTCATTATTCAACTATAAATGTTTGTCGATCTGTTTTATCTTTTTTCTTTTCTTTTTTCTTGCTGCCTTTAGCCTGCTCTTTAGCTTGCTCTGGCGCCACGTCCCAGTTACTCCAGCCTAAAAACATTAAAAATCTTTGCCATGGCTCGTACTGATCGCTCATAGCGTTTTTAACGTTATTTGCTTTTTTAAATATTCTATTAGCAGGTAAGTTTGTAATAGCCTCTGTAACTTGAGTAGCTGCTTGAAGACCAGGGCTATCTAAACTAAACTCAATGCCTTCTTCGTCTATTTGCTCTTTATTGTATTTATATGTGTTACCAGCAGCGTCTAGCTTTCTAAACTTAGAACCTATCGGTGGAGATATATTAAGTAAATCTTCGGCCACTTCGCTATAATCAGCACCGTAATCTTTTTCAGCTTGAGTTTTTAGCTCTTTACCAGCATTAATTACACCGTTTAATATAGCTCCTTTTATGCCCATACCTCTAAGGCCTGAGTCAACAACGGTGTCGATCATTTGCCCTTGCTTTTTAGCTTTAGTTTCGTCATCATCGCTATTAGCAAATATTGCAAACGCTGCAGATTGTAAGCCAGCAAAGAATATAGCTTGTACGAAACCGTAATAACCTACTTTACCAAGTTTTGTGGTTAACTCACCTGTTCCTTTATATCTACCTTTATATATATCTAACATTTCTCTCATTGCTAATCTATTCATTTGTAATGGAGTGTTAGCAAAAGGCAGTATTAATCTACCTGCCAGTGTGGTTTGTTCTCTTGATATAAGATCTGGTCTGCTAGATTGCTGAGTACGCTCCGCAATAGCTTGGAAATCGATAAACGCTTTCTTTTCAGCTTCTGCTTTACTCATACCTTCTTTCATATATTTACGTATAGAGTTTCTATAGTACGTTGCTCCACCAGCAGCTATAGCAAAGCTATCAGCGTATTTAGTAGGTATATAACCTGCTTTCATTATTCTAGCCATAACAGCTTTAGCCGGGTTTTTACTTTCTTTTGCAGCAGCAGCGATTTCAGCTTCTGTTACGTTTATTTCAAGACCGCCTCTTCTTTGTTTTAACATGTCAGAGTTCATAATCTTCATGAAGTCTGCCCAATATTGCGGTTGATTTGCAAATGCTTGAGCAGCTCTAGCAGGATTATTAAAGCTCATATTAACAAAGTTAGCGGTGGATATTAACTGAAGCACCGCAGATCTCGTGTTAAAGTTCATAATTGCACCAATAGAGCCGTTAAAATAGTTAATAAGGTCACCAGTTATACCTGTTAACTTTTCAGACCTACTTCTACCAGTTTCCATACGATCAAACATGTCTTCAATGTTATCACGCCAACCTTTACCAAGCTCTGATTCCATTTTATTTAAGTTGGCTTCAGAAAATATTTGCTCTCTAGCTTCAATAAAGTCAGATAAATACTCTTTTCTACCAACACCTCTATTAGCATCACTAATTTCAGTAGCTAACGTTTCAGACCACCACTCTGCAGTAGGCTCTTTTAAACCAGTTTCTATACCTGTCATACGCGCTACAGAGTCTGCATAGCGCTTATATGCAGAGTTACTTTGTATGTGATCTACTAGTTTCTTCTGCGTAGTAGCTGCTAAATCAGGTATTGTAAAACCAGCTTTATCCCAAATATAAACGCGCATAGCCATGTCGTTAGTAAAGTTAGTTCCAGGAACTTCTTTGCTTAAGTCTTTAACAGTTTGCTTGTTATTTTTTCTAAGACTCATATACTCAGTCGTAAGTCTTTGCTTAGCTGTATTATAATCGTTTATACCTCTTTCAAACTTTTTATAAAAGTTTTCGCTAAACCACTGTTTATTTTTAACACCTTGACTTCCTTTACCGTAAAGAGGCTCTAATAACAACTCAAGATCTGATGCTGAGTCAGGTAAGAATAATTTTCTACGTTTTTTATCTTTACCACGCATACGACCTTCAGCTTTACTAAATCTTTTGTTAGCGTCTATCTTAAACACTTGCTCCATAATACCGTTAACTTCAATGTCAAGATTTTCAGAAGCTAAAGCTTGTTGTACGTTAGATTTAATATCTAGTTGATCAAGAACTTTCTTAACAGCTTTAACATTAGATAAAGCATCATCAACAAAGTACATGTCGTTGTAGCCTCTAGCAAACTTCTCTAACATCCATAAAGCTTTTGCCTCACCAGTAGAGTTACCTAGTCCAGTTATATTCTCAATAGGCAAGTCTACACCTTTAGATTTTAACCACTGATGTATCGCTGGAGCTGCGTCTTGCATTCTAGCAGTAAGAACAAACACGTTTTCATTACCGTATTTTGCTATTTGATTTTTGAGTTTAGTAAACAACGGCCCTTCAACGCCACCCTTTACGTTAACAAAATCTTTAAAATCAAACTTATAGCCATCGGCCGCCAGCTCAGGTCCTTTCACTGGAAACTCTTCAGAGCTTATTCTAATAACATCATTACCTTTTTTAGCAGTAACAAAGTTTTCACCTTTAATAATAAGCGTCTCGTCAAAGTCAAACGTAGACATACCACGCTTAGTTTTATTCTTTAATCTACCATTACGTAAAGCTGCTTCTCTGATTTTTATAGCCATGTTGACATCATCCAACGACATGTCCATGCTTTCAGACGCTAGGCCGTCACGTATAAGAGCTTTTTTACCTAAAGCTTTAGCTTTTTGCAAAGCTCTATTACCGCCAATAACATCGCCGAGTAGCTGATCGTATGTTTTTTCTGAACTAAGATTTATAGTTGTTCTAGCTACGTCAGCCTCACGCATCCACATGTACTTACCAACATCAGTAGTATACAGAAAATCAAAATTACTTTTACCTCCGTATTCAGCAGAGTCAAACTGCTCTTGTAGGTTTTTATCAATAATGCTTTGCTTATATATCTGTACTAAAGACTTTACGTTTTTATTAAACGCAGCTTTATTGCCTGAGTTTTTAATAGCGTCTAGCAATATGTTGCCGGTAAAATTACCTAACTGAAAATCGTGCTCACTATGGGTTTTACCTCGCTTTATGCTTATAGCCTCGTGAGTAGCTAAACCTCTAAACAAACCGCCGCCAATGCTAGTCTGTGACTGTAGCATGTGAGTAATATGATTTATTGCCCTAGCTTTGGCAACAGGACCTTTAGCAGATTTTATGTAATCAAAGATCTTTCCAGCAGTGTACTCTAGCATAAGCTCATTAGCTTTTTCTGTTTGCTCGTAACCTTCAACAGTTCCGTTCCACGACAACTTTTCCTTAATTAATTTAGCAAGTTTTTCAGGAGTAGCGCGAGGGTTTTCTTCTAATATTTTATCTCGTTGCTCTTTTACGGTTTTATTGTCGTTAACTTTAACGTGTTTTGGATTAAGTCCTTTTGGTAACCTACCAGCTTGACCTTGTAGTTTTCCAAACGTATCAGATCTCCATTTAGCATTAAGCCTATTTGAGTCACTTCTATGAGACGCTACGTCTGGCTCGTGACCTGGCTTTACTTGCCCTTCACCTGCTGTTTTACCTAAAACACCTTCAAGTGCTGTTAGTATTCTTGGGTCAAAAGTATTAAAGAACTCTGGTACAAACGTTTCGTAATGATCTCTAGAAAACTCAACGTCTCTTAATTTACTTACAGCTGAATCTAATACGTTTAGTAACTTAACTATTTCTTTACCACCTTTAACTCCTAACACAGCCTCTACTATAGCTTGATCAACACCTCTATTGTTTTTAGATCCGCTGTACCCACCAGCAAAAGTTTCTGGAGTAAATGGCTTTTTGTAAGTAAGTTTATCTAACTCTTTAGCAGCCTCGTTATACTCTCTAAACACCTCAATATCTACGTCTTTTAAATCATATGTAGAGTCTTTTAAAAACTCTTCTACAGTAGTAGCTTTTTCAATAACTCTACGTAGTTCAGCATTGTTTTCTATTTCGTTTCTAATAAAAAACCCAGCAGCAGGCTCCCTAGCAAAGTCGTATGTCCTAATCTTGTTTTCAAAGTCTCTTAGTATATCTACGTCTTCAGATGCTAACTTTTCAGGTGTGGCGCCACGTAGCTTACGTATAGCTAGCTCAGCATCTAAAGCTTTTAGTTTAGCTTTACCCTCTGGCGTAGACTCAGCTCTTTGCCTAAACTCAGGTTTTTGTAGCATTTCTCTAAACGTCTGTACAACAAACACGTCACCAACACCCTGTTTTAATGTTGCTCGTTTTTTGTTTCTTGTGCCAGCGTCTCTACCCGCGTTTGTAACATCAATAAACTCTCGTAGGCGTTCAGGAGTAAGTGGTAGCTTTTCATGCTTAAAAGTTCTAGCGTTTGAAGATTTAGTTAGCTCAACAGGTAAATCAGCCGACTTAAACTTTACGCCAGTGTTTCTATAAAACGGAGCGTATATAGTTCTACCCCAAAATGTGTTTTCATAGTGCTCTGAGTGCGAAAATTTAGGCATAGCATCATAAAGCATTGCTGAGTTATTTACGTTTTCAGTAAACTTTTTTTCTTCAACTTCAATATCTTTAGGCTTTTCGACTTGTTTTTCATTTCTAAAAAGCAAGTCCATTTCAGGCATAGCAACTTCCCTCATGCGAGTAGCAACGCCCATGAACGTAAGCTCTTCAGCTGGAGTTTCGTTAAATACTACTTCTCCAGCTTCTTCAATTCTGCGTATAGACTCAGGGTTGATAGGTTTTTTAACGCCTCCTTCAAACTCAAATTGATGTTCGCGCAGCTTTATACCCGTTGGCTCTTCACTAACACCTAATTTATCAGAAGACTTATCTATACCACTACCCTTATTAATTTCTGTTAAATCTATTGTAAGATCACTAATGTCAGTTCCAGATACTACTTCGCCTTCTGCCTCAGCCCTTCTGCTTTCATACTTAGCGTCAACGCTTACTGCTTTTAACTCTTGCATACGCATAGCTAACTGACCTGTTAACCAAGATTTAAATGTACCTTTATTTGGATCATATCTACGTACTATATCTAATAAACCTCTTTTTTCATTAGATAAAACCTCAAGAGCAAGCTCTGTTCTTTCGCCTCCGTAGCCTCTGTCGTTTAAGTTTACTCTATATCTTTCAGGCACGTTGCGCTGATATAATCTTACTGCTTGATCGAATGCTCTACCTAAAACATTACCAAGTACAGGGTACTTTTCAAAATCAGTGTATGGCGAGTCAATGTCAATGTCATATCTATCGCCTCTTTTCTTTTGACCTTGCAACTCTTTTATATCTTCTATAGTAATGTTTTCTTTGCCAGATAAATTGTTCTTGTAGTAATTGTCAAGCTCTTCTCTTATTCTAGTATTGTCAGCTTCTGTTTGACCTATAGCTTCAAGATCTTCTGACGCCATAGTTTCACTTTCTTTCTCTAGCTCTAATCTTTTTTCTTTATTTAACTTTGTCAACTCAGGATCAATAACCTCTTTTAACTGCTCAAATAGCTCTACAGGTGTTTTACCCTTACCAACGTTTTCCGCGTATCTAGCAAACCACTCTACAACATCTTGCTGTCTAGATAAATTTAGTTTTTTACCAGTTCTTTTACCTAACGGAGATATTAGATCTTTCATTGTGCTAAAACCAGCAGACTCAATAATATCTAAATAATTAGTCTTTTTGCCCATCTCCTCTGCTATGTGAGCGAATATTTCCCACTGAGCTTTTTTCAAACCCTTTGGCGAAGTAAAATCACCGTACATGAGCTTAATAGACTCAGATAGATTCATTTTCTGGCCAACTTTACCCTGTTCTAAACCTAACTCTTTTACATCTTGCTCTGTTAAGCGCCTATTAAGTTTTACTGTAGAACCAATTTTATCTAGGTTTTGCATAAACTCAGCTTTAAACACAGCGTCAGAGCCTAGTATTTCTTCAGTAAAATGGTGATGAACCTCGTGTGCCATAAGACCTGGCACGTATCTTTTAGCATTGTAACGAATAGTAGTTACGCCGTCTTTCTTGACTATTTCAGCGTTTCTAGTATCACTAATAGGTTTTTGACCAAACTTTAAGTTATCATTGTTTACTACCTCGAACTTAACTTCTCTACCAGCTTCAGCTTCTGATTCTATAAGATCTTTATGATCTTCTCTAACCATCTTGTCAGCAGTTGCTGGGTTAAGATAGTTTTTAGCCATCATAGCTCTGTGGTATCTAATACTTAAGTCTTGGTATATGTCATACTGAGTTTTGTATTTACCTAAATTTTCTGGAGATAAATTATTTGTTATCTTATTTTGAGTTTCTTCGCTAAAGAAGTTATTCATTTCTTCTTTAGTTAGCTTTGCTAAAGTACCATACTCGTCGATTAAGTGATCAAACTGCTTAATCTTTGTTCTACGTATAGCTTCAGCAGACTTTATGTCGTTAAAAGAGTTTGAGTGTGTTAAACCAAAACCAAGGCCTATGAAGTACTGAGAAACCAACCTCTTGCCTACTTCGTCTAAGTGACCATAGTGCTCGCCTAAAAACTTAGAAAAATCACCATCACCCATAGCGTCAGAAACTAAGTTGTTCATGATTTCGCCAAACTCACTACCAGCTACAAAACTTGCTGGTTGAGTAACGAAGTTTTCAAATAATTTTCTACTGTTAACGCCAAAATCTTTACCTAATATTCTACCATCAATGTCTTTTAGTTTACCTTTTTTAGATAAATAAGGAGCTAACGGTGTTAAAAGTCTACCAGCAGCACCAAAACCAAATCCTGTCCAAAAACTATACGGGCTTTTTTCGTCTTCGCCTTTAAATCTATTTTCAGCAAAATCATAATACTCAAAAGCAGAAAACTTACCGCCTTCGTACAAGCCTGCGGAAAGAATGTTTACGCCTCTATCAGCAAGTGTCGGCGCCATAAAAACCCTACCACCAAGAGCTTTTTCAGCGTACCCGGCTACATCATCTCCATATCCAGCAGCTCTAGCTCGAGCTGCCATGTTAGCGTTGCTATACACCTTGCCGGTGCTAGATACGTAATGACCAGTTTTAAGGCCGTTAGTTATTTTTGCTACAGCTTGCTCAACACCAGCAGCACCTAAAAGCTTATTCATAGCTCTAAACTCATAAAGCACTTTATTAGAGCCAACGAAACCCGTGTTAATCATTTCTCCAAGAGTAATATTTTTAGCTTGCTCTTCTGCCTTTGTAGTTTCAATACCTAGTTGATCATACACTTCAGCACTAGCGTCTATTTTGTCTCTAGAAGTAGAACCATAAATCTGGTCAGCGTAATAATCGTCTGCCCATGGCGCAACTAAAGATTTTGCAGTAGCTTTAATTCCACCAAAAGCTGGTTTTTCTATATCAGCTAAACCTTCGTTAAGGTAGTACATATCTGCCGCAGCCTTGTATTCTGAGTTAAAAGCAAAATCATCAGCTTGGTAGTTATTGACGTACTCACCTATTTTTTTAGGATCAGTTATTACAGTACCGTCAGGAAGCTCTATTTTGTATACCATTGTCTCGGCATCTAGAAACTTAGGGGCAAGACTACCCATTCTACCATACGAAAAAACTTGTTGTGTTCTTTTACTTATGTTAAATGCTTTGTCTAAGCCTACTGAGAATGGCACGCCTAAACCTTTTGAACTTAATAGTTCTATAGGATTAAATATACCACCAGCAACTAGCTCTTCTCTACGAAGTAAGTCGTTGATACTTATTTCTTCCATAGGTAATTCGTACGGTACTAAATCTCCGCCTGGCCTATTACTCATAAAGCCAACTTTAATGTTTTGGCTTGTTTCTTGCTTGAAATTGTTGTAAGTAAGCGCTCTAGCGTAAAACTCATTAGCTAAAGCCTCTCTTGGGTTTTCTGCTTCACCTAATATTTGCGCTAATTCATCTACAGCGTTTTGATTGCTAGCTTCAGTAAAACCACCAGACTGTAGCATAGATTCTTTTTGCTTTGCGTCTCGCGCTACTACAAACTGGCCAGTACGTAAGTTATAAAGCATGTTTTCATCGGCTAAACCCTTTTGCTTTCTAAGGTTTAGAAGATTATCTCTCTCAGCATCCCAAGCTTCTCCTTGTAAGTCGGTTTCAGTAAGCAGTCTTATAGACTCTGCTATCTCGGCGTTTAAACCTTCATAAGAAGCTCTGTACTGCTCGTCTGTCTGATCCTTCCAACTTTCAATATTACTGCCACTTGCTACAATATTTCCAGCTTCATTTATAACTCTCTCATCTCTTCTAGACTCTTCGTAATTTGTTTTTAGCTCACCTATCTTTTGATCAATAATATCGTTTACGTCACTATCTGTAAGCATACCATACCTAGTCTCGCCAAAATCTGTTTTATCACTAAACCAACCAAACCCACCTATTTGTTCTTTAACTAGGTCTCTTACTAAATCTGTTACGCCAGTTTTAGTAGGATCTTTTTGACTTGCATCTGTTTCGTAACCTATTTCTAGTTCTATAGCTTTTTTAAAAATGTTTTCTCCAAACAGCGTTTCGTTTCCATCAAAAGCTACATCAAGCTGTTCCATCAAGTCTGCTTGTTGAGACTTCCACGTTTCATTTGACTTTCTAACGTTATCTTTTTCAGCTTGTATTTGCGAAGTGCTTTTTAATTCAGTGCCTGTTAAATCACCAAAGTCTTGTGCAGCTATGCCAAGTTGCTCTGCTATAGGAACAAAAGCTTGCGCAATAGACGTTCCCCAGCTAGTCTCTTCTTGTGGCACCGAAGAACCATCGACCGATGCTAATTCCGTATCTGTAGACGCCGCAACTGCATCGCCCATCGCCGCGCCTGATGTCTTTCCCGGCTCATCAACTCTTACCGCATCAGGATAATCGCTTAAAAAAAGCTCTCTTTTTTCTGGAGATACTTCGTATTCTTCGCCGTTTACTGTATACTTTTCGTACATATAATATTATTTATACTTGTTCTTTTCGTACTCTAATAGTGCCTTAACTAAAGCAGCTGAAGTTGTAGCTTCGTCACTTTCTTTAGACTTTTTACCTTGATAAGTGTCACCTTTCTTAAACAAAACTACTTGACCGTTTACTGTGTAATTGCCGTCCTTATTTTTTTTATATTGGCTTAGTGGCCCAAAGTTAGATCCACCAAAAATAAAGTCAGGTTCTTTTTTAACAGGCGTAACACCTATTCGCTTCATAACACTAGGATAAGTATTCCAACCTAAATCGTTAAGAACTGTGTTTCTTGGTACTTTAATTTCATCAAGAAGATCTCCATCTTTGTCTCTACCTACTTTGTACCATTGACCGTCATCAAACCTATAATTAGCTCCGTTGTAAGCTGTCCAACCTCCTTTACCTTGATCTTCAATAGATTTAAATAGCATTGACTCATTGTCAATATCTTCACCTGTAACGTATTTTGCTACTTTTTGATCGCCTTCACCTGTATAATTTATTGTAAAGTATGTTCTAGTTCTATTGAGACCAAGATCATTTTTTTCAGCGCCTTCCGGTTGTATTGACTTGTTGTATCTAGCTAAACCTTCAGCATGATAACTTTTAACTTCATTAGTATACCAATCAGCAAATATTTGTTTAGCTTCGTAGTTTTTAGGATTTAACATTGCTTTACGCAATACCATCATATTATTAGCATCACTGTCAGTAAAGTCATCTTCATTAATCACTCCATCACCAGTAACATCAGTAGCACCTTGCATGCCAGCAGCAATTGATGTTATGCTAGTCCACATCTCAGCTGTAAAATTATTTTTTGAACCAAGAGCGTCTGCGTAAGATAGCTCAGAATCACCTATTCTAGCATGCGTAACGTCATTGAACTTATTGTCATTATCTATAAGTTCAACAATAGAGTTTCTTGTTTCGTTTTCTCTAAACTTAAAACCTTTTTGACCGTTAGCCATAGCATCAAGCCCTAATTGATTTAAATTAGCCCTTGTTACAAGTTCTTTTGTAGTAAGTAGTCCTGGTAGTTCTGTTGGATTTAAAGTTAATGGATCAGCTCCTTGGCTCATAATATCACTAAATAAACCGCCTGCCGCTTGCTTCCTTGCTTCTTGATCTTTCCTAAACTGCTCAAAAGCATATCTTGTTTTAGGACCTAATTTACCATCTGTCTCTAGTGGCTCACCGTCGGCATCCGTATAACCCATTTCGTTAAGAAACATCTGAGTTGTTCTTAGAGCGGCTGGGCCTTTGCTTTCAAATGCAATCTCATCAGTAAGAAGGCCGTCTTTACCAACTTTGTATCTAGTATAACCTTCATTAGCAAGCCTATCTAAACCACCTTCTTCAAGCGGTAAATAAGCTCTTATTTTTTGATTAGTTTTCGTCTTTCTTAATATTTGAGTTTTATCCTCAACACCTGTCGGTGCTTTAACTTCATCTCCTTTATATATAGGAGAGCCGTCATCTTTTAATCCAACTACAGGTTTGCCGTCAGGACCTGTGTATTGAAGTTGTAAATTACCTTCAGCATCTCTTACGTAATCAACTTTCACGCCTGCGAAAGGGCCTTCCTTAATAGGCTCTCCATACAAAGCGTTTGCTTGTAACATCATAGAATATTCTGGGTGTTCTCTTAAATACTCTTCGTTTATATTACCAGTTTCTATATTTAAGTTATTAGCTAGGGTTCCGTCACGTAAGTCTCTAAACTCTTGAAATCTTATTTTTTTATTTCTTTTAAACTCTTCTTTAGCTTCTGCTTTTTCTTCACTACCATCTGGCATTTTAAATATATCTAGCCTATCTTTAATTAAGCCTTTTAAATCACCCATAACTTTACTGTACAAGCCTTCACCTAACTCTCCTTTAGCAGTTTTTAAGTCTTTAACTAAAGCGCCGGCAGCCATAGTACCTACTTTTGCTACTTCAGCAAGACCAGCACCCATTTTATCCATGGCACCTGCATAGGCTGTAGCCATACCTTGAAATGTCTTGCTATAGTCCGGTCCTTTTAGAGCATCACCAGCTGCTTTAGCCGCGCTTACAATACTTGCATCTGCTTTTCCACTTAAATTTATTGCCATTTTATTTTAATTTTTAAACTCCGAAAAAAGCTTTAGACGCAGAGCCAGCTACTGCACCTGCAATATCTCCAGCCATACCTATACGTGCCGCAGTCATTTGTGATATAGCTCCAAGTCCTGCCATTTGATTTCCAAGAGCCCCTGATAACATACCTCTAGCACCAGCTAATTCACCAAGCTCTGCAGCATAAAGCGTAGACTCTCTGCCAAACTCAGCCGCCTGCACAGCTGCGTCACCTTGTCTTACAAGCATGTCTGTTCTTAATTGACCTTGAGCTGCCATTTTTTGGTTTTGAGCTTCTTGTTGAGCTATACTAGCAGAAGCTTGCCTAGCTTGTACAGTGCCTTGATTTGCTAAAGCTTGAGCTAGACCAGCTATACCAGATGCACCAGCAGCGCCTTGAAGCCCAGCCATTATATTAGCCCGCTGTTGAGAAGCTTGCTCCATTTGAAATCTAGCAGCTTCTTGATTTACAGTTAAATCTTCGAACGGGTTTTCCATACCAGCAAAAGGATTTTCAAACTGAAACTCTCTATACGCTCGTTTTTGCTCGTCTAGACGCTCTCGCTGAGCCTCTAGCATTTGCCTAGCCTCAGCTAACTGCGCGTCTGTAGCTCGCGTTATTTGTTCTTCGTTTCGTCTTTGCGCTTTTTTACCCATTTTATAAGTATTTAAAACATTCGTATGCAGGACTTGAATCTTCTACGTACCAATTTAATTTTCTATGTATTTTTTCAAGATGCTTATTACCACATACTGTAAGTATAAACTTAACTCCCCAATTATCTCTTGCGTCTTCTTGTATTTTTGTAATAAGTAATTCTATTAATTCTTTTCTATTAGCCTCTCTATATTCAGGATCTGATACTGTCCATGTCAAGTAACCTACTAGCTGTTCAGCGTATAAAAAACTAGCTGCTACAGGCTTACCATCTATTTCAATCATATAACATCTACCTCTTGGCGGTAGATATGCTTCTTTTACTGGGCCTGCCTTACCCCACCAAGATTTCCACCACTTATAACAAGTATCGTAATCACCTTCTTTAAAAGTTCTAAATGTAACTGTATGATTCATATTTAATTTAAGTATATTATACTCATATATAGTTACATTTTTTAGTGATTATTTACTACTTTCGTCCACTTCAGAGCTTATAGCAAATAGTTCAGTGTCTTGGCTAGAAAAGTTTTGCATTGTAACTTCCGCAAAATAACCTTTTAACGAACCGCTATTTACAGCGTTATGTTTAGAAAACATAATAAAAGCATCTTGAGGTATCGTTGCGTTATTGTTAACACGTATGTAACTATTACCGATCTCCGTTATAGTTCCAATAAAGTTTATATTATTAGAAGTTTCAAAATTACCATACGTAGAAGTAACAGTATAATATGCAAAGTCGCCAACTTGTAATGAAAAATTATTTACTGAAGAATTTAAGTGTATAATCATGATGCTACTCCTGGTGTTATAAAGTTATCTAAAAGTAAAGTTATTGTTCTATCATTAAGACCTGGACTTAATATGTTGAAATTAATAGATATATCTATTTGTGTAACAAAATCACCAAACTTTACAACAAAACCTACGCCACTACCTTCTAATCCACTAAGATTTTGCGCCGAAGACATTTCTATAGTACCGTTACTTGTAGAAGGAGATCCAGCAGATATAGAAGAAACAGTAAGACCTGAAGCAAGACCTGGTCCAGAAATACTAGCGGTTTTGCCTATACCATACGTTGCATCTAAAGCTAGTGTTGCATCACTACCAGCTGTAGCAGTACCACCAAGACTTCTAATTGTATGTAATACAGCACCTGTTTTTGGTACAGTAGCCTCAATAATAGGCTTGCTAATAAACACACCTGTAGCTTTAGATATACCAAAGCCTCCTTTTGCGTGAAACGTGTACGTACCACCATCGCTTGTTAACGTTTGAGCAGTTGAAAGAGTTATTCTTTTTTTCTGAGCTCCACCAATATTAAGATTGTCCTCTACTTTAGTTACTACAGGTTCTCCAGAAACGCCAGATCCGCTAACTAGAAACATGCCTGCAGAAATATCAGTTAAAGAATCTACAAGCATAGTCGTACTACTAGATGTAGTTCCGTCAAGAGTAGTGGTAGCAATAAAAACTAAATCAGTGTCTACTGGTTGTCTATCTAATTTAAGCCCAAATCCTCCGGACGCGCTAGTATTATTAGTTACGCTAGTGCTGATATTTACCTTAGAAGATTTTTTGCTAGTATTAGATAAGGTTTTAACTACATTGGCTGAAGGAGGTGAAGCAGCGTAGTTACCAGAGTTAGATGTATTAAAAGCAAAAGTTATAGCCGTATCTGCTACTTGTGTTATAAATTTATTTATATTTTGTTTGTTAGATACTATAGACGTGTCTGTAGATGGATCAGCTATTAATATAACGTTATAAACAGTAGTACTAGCAACTGATGGAAAAACAACTCGTACTGTTGTCTTGTTACCAGAAAGCGTACTTCTAAAATTACATCTTGGAATATGACCATTAACAAAAGTATTATTTACAAAATCGTAAAATTTACCAGTATTATCTACTACTTGAAGAATAAACGAAGAGTTTATTTCACCAAAAATATCAATGTTTCTTGCTTGTCCTGATTTAGGTATATTCGATAAGTCTATATCTAGTGATCTAATTTGCATGTCGTTATTCTTCTATTATATGTGAAACAGTGCCAAGCCCTTGAAAACTAAAATTACCAGTATCAACAACTGAATTATTACCTTTTATATAATTAAACCATTTGTTTTCTTTTTCAATAAACTCTAAAACTCTACCAGATGATATGTCGGTAGTTATAGACTCTGCGTACCAACCTTGTTTAAAACCGCCAGCATTATAGATATCAATAGCCGCGTTATCATCTTGAAAAAGCACTCTGGCTTGAGATCCTTCGTAATTTAAAGTTTTAAAATTTTTAACAGAAGAAGGCTGAGCATTTAATACAGCAGTTATAGAAGAAGGATACTGTATACCATAAAAACGATTTTTAGTATCGTTAACATAGTGTTGATATGGCTGCCCGTGTTTAAATGTAAAATACTGATTTGACAAGCTTAACCCATTATCTGGTATGTATGATTTAAAACTAGTCCAACCTTTTGAATCTTCGCTATAGCTTATTGTTTGAACATCAACACTAAACTCTTGGTCACTTATAACACGCTTTAACATAACGTTATCTATACTACCATTAAATGGCCCAGTGATTACTTTAAATATAATAGAGCTACTAAAATCAGTATCTATTATTTCGGTAGCATTATTTACAGAAAAAGTATGAACATTGTGACCAATATTTGTGTGGTTTAAAGCTTGAACAAATTGAAGACTATTATTGTTGTGAATGTACTTAACTTGTATTTCAGAGTTTGATACAGAATCTACATGCAAATCAAATGATAGTTCAAATGTTTGACCAACTGTAAGTGGATCAATAGGCTGATGTATCATAGAGCCAGGGTTAGCGTCTGAGAATATTATTTCCTCATTAACAGACCATGAAATATCATCAAAAACTTGTTGATTAAAACCGCTTATTACCCAAGATCCAGCGTTACCAGGTTGGATATAACTAGTATCATCTTTTAAACTAATTCTTTTAATTTTTAATAAATCAACTGTATTACCAACTTTTTCGACAACTACAGCAAACTCGCCCTGCTCTTCAACATTAAAATTAAATACGTTTTGTTCGTTATCGCTAGATAAAGGCGCAGCAAAAACGTCGTTATCTATTAACAGCCCCGACTCTAAGGGAGTAGATGCGTCTATAGGAGTTACTCTAGCAGCAATAACACCTTGTTGTGGATCTGGAGCTTCTCCTTCAACTTCAACTTCAAGTCTATAGCCACTTTCTGTTTGTGGTAAAACGCCTACAGACTTATAAAACTTTCTAGGAACATTTGGAAAAACTTGATCTGTAGCATTACCTAAGTTAAATGTTACGCCTCCTCCGCTAGTAAGATACATAATAGGTTCAGAAAAACCAATTTTTGGTGCAATAATATCTTCGCTATTTGGAAATTCGTATCTTTGTACTTTAGCTAAATCTTCATTTAAAACATAATTAGAAGGAACGTAAGGAGGAAATTCTCCACCAGCGTAAAGCTTGCTAATATCAAATAATTGAGCGTATCTAATATTATACTTATCGTCGGTAAAAGTAAGTTTTATTTTTTTAACTGTGCTTGACCCTGTTCCACTTACAGTTTTAAATAAAGCGATAAAGCTGCCTACGTGGTTAGTAATTGAAGGGTTAAAATTAGGTAGTATAACAAAAGGAGAGTTGTTTGGTGGATTATTATCGTTTAAAACTTGCGTGTAATCCGCTCCTTGTCTATGCTCTAATCTTAATGTTTTAGCATCAATTAT